CCGCAGAGGGGTTTTCACTAGCGTTAACCGCTGCCAGTCTCTCGCCCCATGCCGCGCGCCCCTCGTCTCGGGCGGTCAGCGCGTCTTGCTCTGCCGCGTCGGCCTTTCTCTGCATACCCTTGGCAGCGAGAACGGCAGCGATCTTGCGAAGGCCGAATCCGATGCCGTGACCGGGGGTTCTTAGGCGCTTTCGCGGGCCTTGCATCGTTTTAAGCGCCAGTAGTTCCGCCATCCGACGCTTGCGCTTGACGCTATCCGGTTCCTCGCCGGTTTTGAAGTAGCCCGCCATTAGTATGCACTCCCCCCGCCGCCCATGATTGTTGGCGTCTTCTTTTTCTTCTTGGTCGTCGCGTTCTTCATTCTCTTGGCGTGCATCGCGGCAGTGACCATCGCCACGCCCCCCGCAAGGCCGCCAGCTTTTTGGCCTCCGATGGCGTATCTTGCCGCTCGGCCTGCGCGCTCGGCGTCATCCTCGTCGATATTGCCAAAACCTTTGCCAAAATTAAACATTTATTTGCCCCTCGCGTAATTCATCATCGCGCCCGGCCATTACTTGAGCGCCTTGGCGTAATCGACCATCTGCATCCCGTCAGGTCTGGTGATGACCGCATCAGGTCTAACCTCTGCAACATCGTCCGCCATCAGGCCCAGTTGCTCGGGTGCATCCCACTCGTTGTAACGGAACAGATACAGCGGTAAGCCGTTGTCTGCGGTGCCGATCCTGCGGATATCGCGCTTGATGCGTCTGTCTGACATCATCATCGCGCCGGCACCTAGCTGGAACAGGCCGCCCGCGACTTCACCCTTGGCCTCGTTCTGCACCTGGGCGTTGCGGAATCGGTTGTTGAAGTCGTCCTGAATGATGCCTGCAACGTCGGTGTTGGCAATTTTGCGCTCTGCGGTGTTGAGGAAATTAGGCTGCGACACCTGAGACCCCGACATCAGCGCGGTGATCTCGTTCAACGGCTGGTTGCGCTCTGTGAGCCCTTCCTGCACCGACTGCCCGCGACCCTGCAATAGCAATTGGTTGTAGGCGTCGTTTTTGCGCTCGTCGAAGCGGTTCAAGGCGCGGTCGAAGCCCTCGGAACCGGCCTTGATGCCTTGGTCCGATAGCCTCTGCCTGATGGTTTCCTCGTCTCGAGCGAACATCGGGTCGAGCCTTGCGGAGCCCAGTTCAAACAAGCGCGCCTCTGTGGCCTCGTTGCCCAACGTCATGGGGTTTCCGAGAAGGTCGTTTACCTTGGCGGACTGATCGCGCGCCATCGTGGCGAGATTTATGTCGCTCTGATCGTGAATACCTTTGAGTTCTTGGCCTTGCTCGTTCAGACTTTGCGTGGCGGTGAACGTGGGGATCTTATACGTCTGGCCTGTGTAAGCGTTGCGCCAATCGTATTCCCCGGTAACGTCAAAACTCAGTGTCCCGTTAGGGTCGACCTGATTGACGTTGGACAGAAACGCCGACGCCACTGCCGTATCAACATTGGTGCCTGTTTGGGCCGCTGCGGTTTGTCGCGGGTCGGGCGCCTTCGGTTTTTTCTTTCCCATTATTTCCTCGCAAATTTGCCGTTGTTCCAGGCATCGTCTGTTAATGTCAAAATTAACTCGGCTTCGTCTCTCCCACGCAAGCGCGGTATTAAATATTCTGTGGTGCCCAGCGCCTTGAAGATGCGCCGCAATTGGTAGTCTGCCGGCGCAATTCGGAACACTATTAATTGGCATCCTAAACGGCTAAACGGGTAGTCGAAGATTTCCCGTAGAATTGAGCGTGTTAGCCAACGCTTGGTAATGGCGGCGCAAGACATTTCCACAACCTGCGCTTCTTCCTGCCAGTTGTGGTAAACACACCCCGCGATTAGTCTGCCCTTGGCGTCAATCACGCCTATCGCGGAACAATCGCCAAAGCCCCGGTCGTAAGGCGGGATAAACCGACTAACGAACTCGGCAACTTGGCCGGTGTGTCCGTGAAGCGTTTGCATTAAACAACCGTGCCGCCAGCCTCATACAGAAGATCTACCGCCACAAACTCGGCATCCGGCTTGCGGTTATTACCCACGGTGACTTGAACTTGTGGCGCTATCGCGAAGCCTGTTTTTGCGATGGAACGCCAGCGCGTAGAAACCGTTACTTTCTGCGATGTTTCACTAGAAGCATCGTCCCATTTCGAGGTGTCCCAAACGCCAGTATCCCAAATAGCGTCTATGCTGCCGTCGACAACCGCCATCGGCGCCGGAGGGAACGTAGTGCCATAGTCCGTAGTAATCGAAATCTTGGGCGTAAACGGCGCGTTTGAGATAAATGTCCCGCGTGCCATTGTCACGTTTTTGTGCGCGCCGACTGCCCCAAGGTGATCGAAAAGCCCGCTAAACCGACATGCATAGGAACTTGTAATATCCTTGCCGCCAACTTCCATGCTCATTATCGAACCGGAGGAATCGCCAAAGTAGGCCGCAGTGGATAAGGTGGCCATAGACTGAATATCCCAGCCGGTGTATTTAGCCCACGCGCCGGTTTGCAGGTTGACCACGAAATTGGTGCCGACCGTATGAGGCATGGACACAATCATCATGTTTCGGTCCGGCCATTTCATCAATTCCCACGGGCTGGCCGCTGCCCACTGGCGCGCTTGGATTTTCCAATCCGGTTCTATCGCGAGGGAAACCGCCGATAAAGTCAATGCTGCGGGGTCTTTTTTGATGGCCTCGGAAATAGGCACCACGCCGTCAATTGTCGCTATCAGAAGATCGCCGCCCGCCTGCTCAACGGCGTTCTTGCCCAGAGGCTTTGCGATATCGTAGCGCCCGACCAAGTTCCAGTCGGTTGAGTCCGCTGGATTGCCGCCCTCGTAAATCGCGACTTCGCCTAGATCGCTAATGAATACGCATTTATCATCAACGCCGTCGCCCGCGTCTAGGGACCACGTAGCGCCAAACAACAGATCGCCGCCCTTTTTAAAGACTCCCGCCATGCTGACCTGAAGGGCCGCGCCGCCGATACTGTCAACCGGCAAATACCAAGCGTCCTGGCCCCCGGCCTCAACGAAAAACAGGCGGTTTCTGTATGACCAGACGGCGGAAAGGGTATATGTGGTAACGCCGGTTATGGCAGGAGAACTGACCCCCGTTATCTGCGTCCAGCTTGACCCGTCGTATAATTGAGCAAGATCCGCGCCGTTCACGAGATAGAGAAATTCGCCGCCTGCCGTGGCAAACTGTGCGGTGGAATAATAGCCGTTAGTCTGACTGGAAATATCGGCGGACGGCGGCGTGTCCGGGTCTAGGGCGGAGATGTCGTAGACCTTTGTGGCCTCTGCGGCAAACAGCTTCAGGGTTGGGCCTCGGCTGTATGAAAACACGCTTTTAACCGCGCTGGACCCTATTGTAGCGACCTTAGAGGCACCGCCGCGTAGTCTAATCCCCGTTGTAGTGGGAAACCAGTTCTCAAGGACCGTCGCGCCAAAGCCCTTTTTCTTGGGCGCAGCGAGGTTTTCGTTGGTGATCCAACCCCGCGTAGGAGCGGGGAACGTCTTGGTTTTCGCCGCCGCCTGATGCTCGCGCGGCAAAGCCACCCGCCTGAAATTCTGCCTCATCCGGCTATACTTTCAGGATATGAGACGTTAACGCCTCGGATACGCCTACGGGCACCGACAACCAGAATACGTGAGCCCTTGTCCTCGTTAATCAACTGCCCAAGGGCGTTCTCGTAGTTTTCCATGTCCTCGCCATAGGGGAGGCCCTTATTCGCTCTCCACTGCCAGATCATGCCTAATTTCAAAAGGCGCTCGTCTAAGCGGAAGGTGTCGGTGTCGTCGGTGAACGCCACTTTATCGCTGCCCGCCCCGCTGGGCGAAACTATCAGGTTAGAGATGTAATAATATTTCACGGTCTCGGTGGAAAGCGTGGCGGGCTTGATGGAAATAACCCCGCCAATCTTCTGCCAGACGCCAATCACGTATTGGTAAGCCTGCACGTCCAACTCTAGCCATTTGTCGGTTGACACGATATGTGTCAGCGGGGTCTCAATCCGGCTTGACCAAAGATTCATATCCTTGACTTGCCTGCCGTAATCGCTGGGCAGCGACCACGTTAGAGTGCTGCCGTCGCCCGTGATCGTTTCCAGCGTTTTTAACAGTTCCCAGTCGTGCTCTTTATAGATGCGCGTGGCCATTTCGTTGCAAAGATGCTGCAACTCGACCATCTCCCGGTCCACCTCGGAATAGACCGCTGTCGGAACCTCAATCCCGATAACGGCGGCGGCACCCTGGATTGCTGCTAAAACAGTCATTAGGCGGCCCTCACCTCTGCGGCTGCTTCATCGGCCAGCCTGACCAACGTGGAGTGTTTCGGATTACCTTTAGGGCGTGCGCCCGTCTGGTCGGCAAGATATGCCTTGATGGTCTCGGAATCCCAGTCTTCAAATTCGCTGTGATCGTTCGCCTTGTCTGGCATTTTGACCGGACCCTTGTCGGCGAGCATGGCTTCCATCTTCGCCATGCGCTCGCGCAATTCGGCGTTCTCTGCGGAGAGGGCGTCGGTAACAACGCTGTTCTCTGCGGCGTCAATCCATGCCTTGGCCTTGTTCACCCAATCGCGGGTGCCCATGCCCATCTTGGCAATCTCACGATCCGGCAAGCCTGCAAGCGCCTCGGCGGTCTCGATGTTGACGGCCCGGAACTCTCTGCGCTTCGCCTCGGTCAAGAAGGGTAATTCGCTCAAGGGCGTCCCGATCTGTGAACACGATTCGCCCTTTTTGAACAGATCGTAATGCTCGGGAAACATCTCGGTGTAATCGCGGCGGGTGGTCTCGCCGTCCAGGGGCATGTAGGCCCGGTCGTGGGCTGGCGCGACATGAACGCGCTTGTTGTCGCCGGGAAAGCGGATCTGCACATACTCAACGTCCTTGAATATGGGGCGCCCCTTTTCGGCGGTGAGTTTGTTGTCGGGGATAGAGTGCATATAAAATTCTACGTGGACCGATGATTTTGACATTTTATTACCTTTCTGAGAGGGTGCATTAGGTGTCTTCTAGAACGATTTCAAAGTCTAGCGTCATGATGGCAGGGCTTGCCGCTTTCCCAAGCCACATCAAGTCAGTCAGGGCGGGGAACGGCCCCCAAGGGTTATCTGGCTTTAAGGTTAATGTGCTTTCGCCAATGTTATCTATTTGAGTCTGTATCCGCATAGCTTCGTAGGGCGCAGCGGCGTCAAGAATGCTTTCGCGTTTGACCAGCATTAAATCGGCCGGCGTGTTTGAATCCACATGAACAACCATGCCCTCTACAAAAGCTGTTTTGCCCAAGGGCACGCTGTAACAAGCAATTTCACTCTGGCCCATTAGAGTTCCCGTGGAGCCTATTGTGGCCCAGTCCGTGCCGCCAGCGCCGTTCTCGATCACAATTGCGGCGGCTTGGCTTGGCGCTAGAGAGTTCACGGTAGCATAAGTGCCAGACGCCGATACATAAGCGCGATAGAGGCGAATATAGGTGGCGCTAGTGGCGCTTGACGCGCTGGTTCCCGCCGTCGCCAACACCGATGTAACTTCGGCCCCGGTCTCATCCAGCCCAACCAGAGTTACCTCGCGCGCACCGGTTCCTGCGGTTGTGTCGTTTGTGTTTCCCGCCTTGACGCGCAGCGTTGTTGCGCTTGCTGGTTGCAGTGTCCGGTAAAGCCCGCCCCTGCAAATAGGCTCCCAAGATGACCCTACCGCCTCGTTGTATCCAAACTTGTGAACAAGAGAGACGCCAGTGATATTGCCGCCAGAGAGATATTGCGGCCCTATGTTGTAGACGGCAAGCGGGTTGCTCTCCGACACCTTCGCGGGCGTTGCCCCCGTGGCCGCTGTGAAAGCCATATAAGGCCAGACATTAGCCATTAATTAACCCTTCGCCGTGAGTTGATCTCGTTTATAAGCCGCTGCGGAAAGTCGCGGTTGTCATCCTTGACGCGCTGTTGCAACAGGCCATCGCCGTGAATGGTAAATTCAGCGTCCTTAAAGCGGTCTTTCAGCTTGAAGAAATCAATGATCTGAGCCACCCATCGGTCGGCGGTGAAAAACTTGCCGATCTTGCACTTGCCGCGTTCCTTGTCGTCTTGATAATTGGGGTAGACGTGCGTGGCGCCCTCGCGAAATGACGAGTCGAATCCGTGCAAATCAAATTTTCGATACCCCATCAGGTGTCCGATTGAAATCCACGCAAGCCCCATCGTGCAGACGTTACCGGCTTGAATGCGCTTCCACGGCACCACTCTGAATCCCTCTAGCTTATCCTCTACGGCCTTGTGAACACTGTCAGCAACGTAATACTGCACGTCCTCGCGCGGCGTGAACATATCGGCAAGGCGCGGACGCCAGTCCATGAAACCGCAGGCGATTGGCACTATGCCCCGGTCTATCAGCCAATCGTGAGCGCCGTTAACCGTAACCAGAGTGCCGAATCTATCCCTGATTGTGTTGTTTATGGACGGTCCACCCGCTGCTATGCACAGCGTCTGCTTATTGGGCGGGAATTTAGTTACCAGCGACATAGAATAATGCGTGCGGTCCTTCCTCGCGTTCCCACTTGATTTTATAGCCCATTCTCAGAAACAGGTCGCGCCACCACGAGAACGGCTTGACTGTGAGGTGCAGTTTATGCCCAATGGTCGCGCCGTATCGGTCGGGAACGGTGCAAATCTGGAAAAACACGCCCCCGGAACCGCCCATGACGTTTTTAATCACGGTTTCGACATCTTCAGGCGGAATGTGTTCCATCACATCGGTGCAGAAACCTAGCGGCGTGTGAAAATCCAACGGCTTCGTTAGGTCGTGCTGCACAAACGGCAGATTCAGCGCCTCTTGGTCTCGGCAATTGTCCGCAAAATCGACTAGATAGACCCGATACCCCTGCTGCGCCAGCGCCACCGACGCCGTTCCGGTGCCACACCCATAGTCCGCGATAAGGTCAACTTTAGAAGGTTTACACTTCTTTATAAATAACGGCACGACGTTTAGACCCGGCGAACACTTCCGGTAATCGTCGTGGTTCCACATGGTCCGATATTTGTCGACTTCGGTCATGTCTTCGGGCTTGGTTCTATACATATGTTGTAGCAACCCGTCCCCATATACTTCGATCTCGCATCCGGCTAGTTTCAGCGCCTTTACCATTACTGGGAAGGCGGTCAACTGTCCTCGCATTGACATGGACATTAGGTATTTTTTACCTGCCCACTCCATTGTAGTGGTCGGTAGGAACGTGTTCAAATCCTGCGAGTAGGCGTGACCCTTATCGTCCCGATGCGAGCAATCGTAGCCAAACACATGGAATTTACGGTGTCCCATAGCGTAGGCGACGGCCATCGCGGAGTTACCGACCGACGACCCGCCGCCTAACAGGCAATATCCCCCGGCCTTTACCTTCTCGGGCGGGAAAAGTTTTTCCATCTCGCCTAGCGCTAGGTGCCAGACCGTAACCCGCTCACGGGGCTTAGTTCTAGCGCACACCGCCGTTGCCATCGTCTTGGGGTGGACTTGGGACGCTATGATATGGCGCGAAGCGTGTGAGTCGACCAATATCGCGGAGTCTTCTTTAGCGTCCAAAATACACTGATAGTCGGGCCTTATATCGTTCTTGCGTAGCCACTGTGAAGCCGCGTTCATAGCGAACACCACGCCACCACGGACCTGTAATTCTTTGATCTCATCCACATGATCGGCCACCGATGGACCGCCGCCAACCATAATGGCGTCCAGTTCGTTCTCCGGCATCTCTTGCAGCCACGGCAAGTCTAGAGCCGAATTTATGCGGGTGTTGTTCTCCAGCTCCTCGTCAGGCGTGTTGCTAATGACCAAGACCGGGATAGTGAGCGGCGCCGAGGCGTTGGGGTTCTGGTAGTCAACTTGGATTATTTGCTCGCGTGGGGCTGACATAGTGGGCTCCGTCTGAGGGAATGCGAAAGGGACGGCCCGAAGGCCGCCCCCAGTATCATTAGGCGATAGCGACGTTGGCAGGCCGGTTAATCAGCAACTGAACGGTCACGACCGATTCAGAACTGTTAGCCGATGCAACAACCGCAGTCATTGCGCCCTGCACGGCGTTCGAAGTGACGGAAACATCAACCTCGCCAGCCGCCACCGAGATGGTGGAACTTACGACCATGCTGGCAGCCGCCAACTTGGACGCAATCGCGTTGCCACTGATCTGATACCAGCCATATTCATTAGCAACACAGGCCGACATAGCGACGGCCAGCGGGAACGACTCAGTTATCGCAGTGGTTGCAAGGGCAGACTGGAACTCGTCAGTAGTGCTTACGTCGTAGCGGACAACCGCTCCGACAGTAGTCGACGCAACACCTTCGAGATAGATAAATTCACCCACCCCGTAAGTCGGGTCTTTCGCCCGAACGATCATCCCAACGGGATGCTTCGCCGTTGTGGAGTTGTCAGCAATCGGCTGCGCCAACAACATATTTTCAGCAATAGTATAGGCCATGTTGTTTGCTCTCCTTAGCTCAAGGTATCCGAGTCATACATCTTCGCCATGTGCAGCGGATTGCAGAGCGTCAATTCGCCCATGAAGCCAATGTGCTGGACAATGGCATCCTGGTTGATTGGCGTCTGTTTTCCACCGAACTTGCCAAAGTTGCGGTCGGGGTGATAGCGGAACTTCAACCCGCTGGTGTCGATGAAGTAAGTCACATCGTCAGGCATAGCCGAACCGATGCCGCCTTCCAGAACCACGTCAACGGACTTACCGCCACCGTAGTATTTCAGGCTAGTGAAGCCCAACGCGCCGAGTTCGTGATCGTCGTTGATGCGCTGGATCGACGTGGTTGCCGCAGTGTAGGCAATGTAGTGCTGCTGCGAGCAACAGATCATATTTGGCCCCTTACGACCGCGCGACCGCGCAATCATAATCTGGTCAAAGAAGTTCTTGATGGTAGTCGAGGACACTTGCGTGCCGCCGGACAAATCGGTTCCATCAACGTCATACTTCGTAGTCCGCCAGATCGCGTTATTCACCCGGCTGATTCCGCCATACGTGCCGGCGGTCGGGTCGGTAGGGATAGCAGCCTGAAGGCCGCCGATCTGGTTGGTTGCCGTGCCGTCAGAGTGGATATCTTCCACAAACCGATCCAGCAACTCGTTTTCCGCCGCCTCAATATGCGTTTTCAAGACGCTCTTGAGCATGGCAGATCCCGAGTTCTTCAAGATGTCCTCGTTGGACAACGTGACCGACACTGCCGCCAACTTGGGCGTAAACTCAGCGTCGTTGATCAGTTCTTTGGGCTGCGGGTTCAGGAAGTCGTATCCGGTGTAACGGGTATAAGTGCCCGACTCCGCATACAACAGGCGCTCGCGGATCGTTGGACCCGAAAACGGCTGAAACTGCCCGGCCTTTTTCATCTGGTAGAGGATCGCATTAGAGTTGGATACCAAGTCCTGATACCCGGCGCTACGATCTTCCAAAGCCAGCGAAAAAACTTCCTGTAATTTTTCTGTGCTAGTAAGTGCCATAATTGGCGCTCCCTTTGGATTTAACCGATTGAGGCGAAAGCGTTGTCTAACGCCTCGTCTAAAGATGCAGACACTTTCCTAGCAGACGGGTTTGAGCCGCCGGTCGGAGCGCCTGAGATAGAGAGATTGCGGGTCTGAGTCGCAGGCTTGGGATCAGGGCGGGGTTGAGCCGCCGGAGTTTCAGCAACAGGAGCGGGGTTGAGCCGTTCCGCCATGCTGTAGGCTTCAGGGACATCGCTTGCCATGCCGGTTTCCAGCAATTTGGCGATGTTTTCGGATAGTTCTTCGAAACGTGGCTTATCAGCGGCAAAGTCTTCCACTTCACGCAAGTTTGCGGCAGCGCGGTCGGTCTTCATGCTGGTTGTGACAGTGCCCAATTGTCGTTCCATGCCCTCGATCTTGGTTTGCAGGGCGTGAATGGTCGCGTCACTGCGCGCGGCTATGTCGTTGGGCTCCTGACCACTAACTGAGGCCACTATTTCCTGAAAATTGAGGCCCATGTCCGCACAGGCCCGAGTAAGCCCGGAAATTGGGTCGCGTCTTATTTCCTGTTCTAACGAGACATATTGGCGCAAAGCGGTCGGGATATCGGTCCCGTGCTGCTTCGTCAGGGCGTCGTATTCCTTCAGCGGCTCCCAGCGAGCCTGATGCTCTTCTAAGCCGCCCTGCATCTCGCGCATGAGGCGGTTAACCTCGCCACGGACGGACGGGGAGGCTTTTGCCCAATCGGCCTTAGCGTCCGCAGAGAAGCGCGCTGGGGCCTCTTTGATGCCGGGGTCTTCCGGGGGTGCCTCATCCTTGGCTTCGGCCTCTACGGGCTCTCCCTCGGCCTCTGGGGCGGCTTCCTTGGCCTTGAACGTGCCGTCAGGATTGCGGGCGCGATCCGGGGCTTCCTCTTCGGCCTCTTTGGCCTCGGGTTCCGGGGCGGGTTCTTCAACCACCGGCTCATCCGGGGCTTCGTCGACTAAATCCACCGCTTCAAATGCGCGGTCTATCGCGGCGTCTGCGGTGGGCTCAAAATCTGGAGTCGGTTCTGCTTCCGCTGCTGCGGCGGTTTCATCAGACATAATCTATCCTTCTGAGGGATGCGCTTAGGTGTTGTCCGTTTCGCCCGGACCGGCGGTTAATTCGACCTTGGAATAGGCTTTATCCACGGCTTCGCTAATGGCGCCGCCATCGGGGCGGGGCGGTTCGTAGAACTGCGGGTTCATCACAGACGAATCGTTTCCGACTTCAGTCACGCCAGCCTCTTTGTAGGTCTGCCTGAGTGCCGACTTGCTGTCATACATCTTACCGTCAAGCTGGCTTTGAACGCCTTCCATCGTGTCGCCTATCAGCATGGGCGTTTTCAGGCCGTTAGGGTGGGGCTTGGGGCGCTGTGAGGCGAGGTATTCCGCCTTGGGCACGTTCTTGCCTAAATCAGAGTCCCAGACCCATATGCCTCTAACCATTTCAGTCTCCTACGCCGCCAGTAACAGAACAGTCAAATCGTCTTCCTCTTGCAGCCAGAGGCGCCGGGCCTCCAAGTGCTGGGCAATTTCCGCCTTGATCTCGGCCAGCGAGTGCTCCAACCCGCTTGTATCTATCTCCGCGCGAACCGCCTTGACGAATTTGGCGCGCTCTTTCTTGGTGATCTTCTCGGGGCGCTTAGGATCTAGGGTGGCGAAGGCGTCTTCAACGATCTGTGTCAGGCGCTCGCGGTCTTCTTTCTCTGCGCGTTCGCGGGCGCGCTGTTCTTTCTCGCGCTTGCCGTGGTCGGTCTGTCGGGGTGAGCCGTCGTGAGTATCTGCAACTTCTTCTGTTACCTCAACGGCGTCTGCGGTGGCGGTAGGCGTCGAGACTTCGGTGGCGCTCTCGAGATCGTCAGCGAACAACGCATGAACCTGCGTAACGGTAGGCGTGGATACCTCGGTGGCGCTCTCG